CTGTATTAGCAGCAGGCTTAGCAGGAGCAGCAGCAGTTGCTGGAGCACTAGCAGGCTTAGCAGCAGTTGCTGGAGCACTAGCAGGCTTAGCAGCAGTTGCTGGAGCACTAGCAGGCTTAGCAGCAGTTGCTGGAGCACTAGCAGGAGTTTGTAGTGCTGTAACTACAGATTTTTGATCCTGTGGAGAAAGAGATTTTAGAACATCAAGAGCTTTTTGTGCAGCTGGTGGAAGCTGAACATTACCTTGTTCGTCATCACCAGCACCTGCAACAGTTGATTTACCAGCTTGATAGCCCTTTTTAAGAGCACTACCTAAACCTGCTACTCCTCCAGCAACAGCACCAGCAGCTTTAGCAGCAGTTCCTACACCTTTACCAATAGCAGAACCTATTTTATTTAAAACCGGTCCTTCTATTAGTTCAGATTCATTTGTAATATCAGAAATTTTCATTTGTTTAAGTCCTAAGCTCTATATGATTTATTTATTCAAAGTCTTTTTGATTTACTATTTAAGTATCAACTGCGTTGATACGTGTTTTCGCTATCGCTCAAACACATATTTTTCTTTTTAATAGTGATATAAGAGCAATATCACGAAGTGATATTGTTTAAACTTCATGTAGATTGTTTCAGTCAGACGGAACCTACTACGGTTCCATCCTATCTCTGGTTTTCATGTGAGTAGTCACAGCCGAGACATGGAAGTAGGTGTTTGTGCGCTGCTCAATGGGCTCTGACCTTTCCCAACCTACGCCGACATTACAGTATTTCTACTGCTACCCTCCGCTTCGTTCCTATGCTAAGAGGTTTTTATGAGCAATATGCGTTTTTCGACTGCCAACAGTCAATCTATACTAACCAGTAGCCCAATTCTTTTGATGGCTCATCCTCTGGGATGTTGATCAGTATGTTACGTGTCCGGTTATCACCCCGGTTTTTCCACAGCGGTATTATTAAACTGGCCCGCCAACCTTAAGTGTTGGTCTGATTTGCCTGTTCTTGAAGTGCCTTGCGCAATTTATCGGAACCGCCTACTCTACAATTAATAATTCCGTTATAATATTCATCCGTTTCTAACACACGGCGGTCAAATTGCTCTCTTGCCTCAATATATGACATTTCTGCCTTGGAAGTGCAGTAGTAAAGTATTTCTCTTGTGAAGTTTTCTGGACCTAATTGTGCAACATCTGCGTTAAGTCTATCGGATGAACCCCAATAATCACGCCAGTCGCTTTCTACAGTGGAACGCCTTTTGAGTTTTTTGCCTTTGAGAGGTGGTTTTGTACGTTTGAATTGTGCAAGTTTCTTGCCTATGTACTTTTGTCCAGTTTTTAGATTGGTTATCAAATAAACAAAGCCTAGTTTGCCTTCTGGTATTTCGTTAACTGTGTTTCCTTGATAAGTCCACTGCATAAGTGTACTTACCGTGCCTTATTTTTAGCTGCCTCTCTCTTGAGTTGTTTAACTTCGTTGTGTGATTTATGGATTTCATCCATGCGTAATTTAGCGAGCCTACGTATTTCTCTTAAATACCTTCGTGCAGCCACATGGTTACGCACAGAATTACTCAGCTTAAAGCGATCATGAGTCTTAAAATACTCAAGGTATGCTTGAATCAGTAATTCGTGCGTGTCTTTTTCCATTAGTCTACGTAGTCAATATCGTTAGCATAACTGGTAAAGCCGTTTTCCTTAATAACCTTAAGGACATTGTTAACTCTACCAATTAATTCGTCTTTGTGACTGATTAGATAGATATTCTTTTGACGTTCTCTACCCATCTTCTTAAGGACACTTAGTGAATTTTCAACCCCTGCAGTATCCATACCACTGTCAATCAGCTCATCAATAAACAGTAAGTTAATATTTTGATATAAACTTTCCCATACATCACGGAATGCAAAGCTAAGACCTAAAATAAGTCTATTGCGTTCACCGCGGCTTAGGTTATCAAAGTCTAGATCCTGTCCTAGCTGTGTGATTTCAACATTTAAGTCATTTAAGAATACAACTTGATGTGGAAGTCCTAGTTTGTCTAAATAGTAGGTTAGTCTATTATTTAGATAGGCTAAATTTTGATCAATAATCTTCTTGCGAATAAAGCTATCCTTGTTAGTCAGTAGTTTTAACAAGAACTCTTGGTGTTCCTTGTAAGAAGTTAGATCGTTAACAGTCCCCCAAGTTATTTCTTGGATAGCAGTCTTGTTTAATTCGTCAATCTGCGCCTGATAAGGATCGTCTTCGTTAAGTTTTTGTTCAAACGCCTTCTTAAGATTCTCAACATTGTTGCGATGATCGTAGGCTTCTTTAGCAGTTTCGTAGAAATTTCCTATATGAGCAAGAGCCATTACAGTGTCGCTCAATTTTGTGCTAACTCCCTGATAGTAAGTGTCTGCATCGCGCAGTTCCTTGCTCTTTTTAGTTAGAATTTCTTGCTTTTTATCAGCATGCAACGGCTGATTACAAGCATAGCACACTGCTTCTTCTAGATCTCCAATATCTTTTTCGACCTTTTTAACAGTCTTCTCCGCTTGCAGTAGCGCACTGTCTAATGTGCTTTTTTCTTTGTTAAGAGCCGTAATTTGCTTGTTAAGTTCCGACCAATTAGCCAGTTTTTCATGTGCTTCTAGCTCTTGATCAATGTCAAGTTGCTCTAATTCCTGTATAGCTTGCTGTAATTTTGCCGCATCCTGTGCTTTTTTTGACTGCCAAGCCTTTTGTGTAGACTTTAAACTTTCAATAGTTGTTTGTATTTTAGCATTAGCTGCCTGCAGAGCATTAATTTTTAGTGTTTCTTCTGTAATTGCATCTTTAGTTAACTTTACTTGTTCTTTTAAAGACTCTGCCTTTTCAGAAAGTATAGTAATACCTAACAGTTGCTCAATAATAGCTCTTTGATCGTTCTGCTTCATGGCTAGGAACGGCTCAGTATAGGTATTTAGAGCCACAATATGTTTAAACATGTCATGGCTCATACCTAACAGTGTGTCAATAGTATTCTGTGTATCCCTACTGTCACCTTGGCTTTCATCTGTAAGTTCTTGTTCTTCGTCGTTTATATAAAATTTAAGAAGATTAGGAGAGCGCCCGCGCTCAATCCGATATTCAACTCCGCCTTTTTCAAAGTGCAGTGTAACTAACATGCCTTTGTTGTTGGTTTTGTTAATTAAGTTATTCTTCTTAATGTTAGTTAATGCTTGGCCGTACAGTGCATAACTGAGTGCATTAATAATAGTGGTTTTGCCTGTACCGTTACGAGAACCAGTATCGTCACCTCCTTGATCTAAGTTTTCGCCAAGCACTAGAGTTAGCTGTTCCTTGTTAAAGTTAACAGCTTGAGTTTGGTTTCCCACACTCATAAAGTTTTTTACAGTAAGATCTTTAATTTTTATTGTCATTATAACCCGTGATATATTTCTAGCAGTGTTTTCTTGTCAAAATTATCAGTATCAAGTTCTGAAATTTCGCCCGCAACAATTTGATCTACGGATTCAAATCCGCTAATATCTAAATTAGTTGAAATTTCTTCAATCTGTTTCTGCGGTATCAATGTAATTTCTCTACAATCATATGTAGACATAAATGTTTCTTTGATAAAATTTGCTTCTTCGTAGCTGATTGGAATGTCTAACGTAACACGCAGGTACATCTTTGATTTGATTATTTCTTCTGTTTTATCCAATAGCGTTGACAGTGATACAGTCCTATACTTAGGACAATTATCCCAATTGATGTACTCTGGTTCACCGTCATTTTCTTTATCAAGGATCATCATGCCTCGTGCATCGTCCCATGCATCTGCATAGTTGTGCGGAAATGCATTGCCGATGTAGTGTATTGCGCCCTGTTGTTGACGCTTATGAAAATGCCCTGAGAACACATACTTCTGATTTTTAAAATGTTCTGCTTTGAGATCGCCGTGATCAGGCATCTGTACCATAGCATTCATATAAAAGTAAGGAAGTTCAAAATGTCCAAACATATATTTTGTTTTGATCTTTTCGATATTCTTCCATTCGTCTCCAACAAGCCACGGAATTAGTGCAACATCTTCACTAACCATAATCTTGTCTACAAATGTGATGCCTGGTATGTGTCTACCAAATGCAGTTGATGAAACATCACGCTTATCTTTGTAGTACATGTCGTGGTTTCCAACAAACATGTAGAAGTTATCAAAAGCAGCACCTAGCTTTTCCA